TTTGGAGATAGCAACCCATACTTTGTAGAAGTTTATGAATTAATGGATAAGATTCAAGCAACTACATTAAAAGAATATAAAAGGAAGTTAAAACTAGAAAGGAAGAAATATGAAAAAATGGCTATGCTTAATTATATTCGTACAAGCTTGTGCGTATAAACCTGTAATTGATACTGCTGGAAGAAGTGGAACTTTTGATAAATCTAAAGCAGAAGAAATAACAAACGATTTGCAACATTGTAAAATGGTTGCAGATAGTAATACTTCATTTTGGGGAAGCATTAATTATTGGGTAACAAGCCCTACTGCTACAACTCAAAATGAATCAATTTACAGAAAGTGTCTTATTAATAGAGGACATTCTGTATTAAACTAGAAAGAGAATATGAATAAACAAATAAAAACAGATTATATGATCAAGGGTATGATAGAGGATTTTAGGAAAAAACCTAATCATAAGCTTTTAGATCAAATAATAGGTCTAAAATTTAAGCATATTAGACTTAAAAAGGATATTACTGCAGAAGCAGTAGTACAAGATAATAAAATATACTTTAAGACAATTTATGGGTTATATAAATTTGAAAAAGGTATAACAACTACAACAGCTAAATTATTTGCATTAAGTAAGTATTATAAATACGACATAACGCAATTATTTGAGCGATTAAACTAGAAAAGGAAAAACATGTATAAAAAAACTAAATTAAGAAATGGTCTAGAGTTAGACTTTGATGATGATAAGCACATTTATTATCATAAAGGACAAAAAGTAGAAAGTGTTACAGGGATTTGTGGAAAAGGTATTCCTAAACCTCAATTAACTAATTGGTTAGTAGCAACTCCTATAAGAGCAATAAAAGATTCATTAGACAGTATGATGGATAATGAACAAACTTTAGATAGAGTTAAACTTGAAAGAATAATCCATGAAGCTAAACAGAAAACTAATAAGATAAAAGATGATGCTGGTTTAGTAGGTTCAGTAGTTCATGGTTTAATTGAAGATTTTCTTCAAGGTAAAAAAATTCCAATCCAATCTGATAGTGCAGTTATTAACTGTTGGAATATATTTTTAGATTGGTGGAAAACCCAAGAATATGAGGTAGTTGAATTAGAGAAAAAAATATTTTCTAAAAAACACAACTATGCTGGTACTCTTGATCTTGTCCTAAAGGATAAGAAAGGCAATCTTGTTTTAGCAGATATTAAAACAAGTAATCATATATCGTTTGATTATACTTTACAATTAAACGCATATAAGTTTGCCTACGAGGAAGAAACTAAACAGAAAATTACTAAAGGGTTAATTATAAGATTACCTAAAAAAGATAGTAATATAGAAGTTAAGGAACTTCCTTTAAATAAACAAATGTTTAATGCTTTTCTAGGTGCTAAATACTTAATGATAGCAATGGCAAATAATTAAACTAAATAAAAAAAACAATAAGGATAAACATGACACAAACACAACAAGGACAACTACCATTCTGTGGTTTAACATTAAAGATGTATAGCACAGGAAACAAAGCCCCAAAAATGGAGTACACAGCTTCATCTAATAAGGCTAAATTCAAATGTACTTTAACTAAAAATATGTATGATCTAAAAGATATAAATATATGGTTAAATACACCACAAGTTCAAGAGTATGTTCGATCAGGACATCTTTTAAAGTGGGGTAGTAAGATACAACAAGGAGAACAAAATCAATTTGGAGATGGATTAGAGTTAGAAGTAACCTATTTCATGGTTAAACCATTTGGTGGAAATAATAATTTTAATAAACAAAGTTATACTCCTAAACCTCAACCTACTATGCAACAACAAAGCTATCAACAAGCAAAGCAAGGTATTCAGCTTACTGATGATAAGTTGCCTGATAGTCCTAAAGAGGAGATAGATTGGGCTAAAGAAAACCGAACTGACTTTAACCCAGATATGTATGAACAAGAATTAGGTTAATGTCTAATCAACCGAAATACATAGAGTTAAGACCGAAAACTTTTAACCCTGATCAAATATTAATTTATTTAGATAAAGTAGATAGGCTATTTGCCGATACTGAAATTGAATATAATAATATTAAAAATCAAGTTCAAGAAGTTTTTGATTTTGTTGTTAGTGAAAGAATGGATAATGAAAAAATATCTGTTTCTTTAGCAAAAGTTAAAGCAAGTAATGATGAAAGATATAGAAAAGTAAAAGCTGATCTTTCTGCAAGTCATAAATTATATTTGTATTATAAAATACAATCTAAATTGGCTCATTCTTATTGTGAAAACTTAAAGCAACAATCTATTAATAATCTAGCAACTGAAAAGCTGACTAGAGGATAAATGAATTTTACTAACGAAAATTGGATTGCTCCTTTGTTTATCAGTTAGTAAATAGAGTTATTAGCGAGAGTTAATAATTTGGCTGGGGTGGTTTCTTAATCTGGTTTGGAACTGCCCTAGTTTATAGTTACATCAAAATGTTTTAAGCTAGTTTTAGAAGTAATCTTTATTTCTTTATAATTATAATCAATTAATTCTACATCTTGATGTTTAGTTATATCTTCAATAGTTTGCCAGAGTTTAGGTTTAGATGGAACTACATCTATAAATCTTAAAGCAACAAAATGGCCATAAGGATTATATTTTGATTCTATTTGAAATTCTGCTTCAATTATTACTGCGTCTATCATTAAGACATCTTACTACTTCTTACGCATAATGTCAGCACCCTTTAATCCATATATCGCAGATACGACACCGATAAAAATTGCTTGATACCAATAAGGAAGCTGATTAAAATACTCAAAAAATAAATCTAGTTTATTACGAATTTCCAAATCGTCAGTGAAAATAGAATAACCCAATATAAGAATAGGAATGGAAATAAGTATAAGGACAAATTCGTCTTTGTAGCCATTATCATTACTCTCAATAATTTTCGCTTTATATTCAATTTCGCCTTTGCTCATTTTCTCTGCATGAAGCATTTGTGCGTCAGAAAGTAATTGTTTAGTTCGTTGTTTGTTTTGATAAAGCTTCGCTCCTGTCTTTACACCTAACGATAATAAATTCAACCACATTATTTGTTAATCTCCTCTATAAGCATATCTATCACATGCTTTGCTTTTTCTAAATCTTCTATTTGTTTCTTCTTGTCTTTATGTTTTAAATTATATCTAGAAACATATTTAGTAATATGAGTTTGACAAGCATTAAAATCATTAGCCATACAATAGGTTAAAGGTTGGATTTTAAGCTTCTTATAGTGATTCCCTGATACCTGATCGGAAAATGCAGAGTTGTGTGTGTGCGTTGCTCTATGGCTCTTTAAAAGGGTCTTTTTTAATGTATTTGAGGTCATACTATCTTTTTAATCCAATTGCCCTTATTGTCAAGCACCATAGGTAGTAATCTAGGTATTCCATTTAATATAATTCCACAACCTAAAATAAACCTAGTTTTAAAGTTTTTAGCATAATTAAATGCCATAGATTTTTGATTAATTAAACACCCTACATTCATTCCAAAAAATAGATTATCAGGATTTGCCCAATAGCTTATAACAAATTTTGTATGATAATGTCCTTGAACTGCTGACATACCCATAGCTTGACTTACTTTTAAAACATCTGCACTTCTTCCATGTGTAAAAAAACATCTTTGGCCATTAGACATAGTAAGAGTTAAATCATCTATCCACTTCCATTTTCGAGTACCTAAAAAATCTCCATAAGGTTTTAAGAATTGTTTAGACATTCCATATTTTAATGCTCGTCTATAAACTAAACTTGAATGGTTTGAATCTACTTCTATTACTTCTGGGTATATAGCTTCTAACTCTTTAATATATTCTTTAGCTTTATCTAATTCCATTCCAGCAGAATATAAATCAGGATTATGTTCGTGCATAGATATTGCATGAAAATCTAGTAGATCGCCTATATTAACAATTTTATCTGGTTTAAATTCTTTTTTTATTTCTTTTAAGAATGTTATTGAATCCTTATGTTGATAAGGCAAATGCATATCACTTATTACAAGAATTTTTTTATTAGCCATACAAGTATCGCTTGTAAACTATTTTGATAATAATGTAAATATTACATAACCCATAGCACTAATTAATGAGCCTGTTGAGATTAATAATATTTTTTCTAATCGTTTTACTCTTTCTTCAATAGAATGAATTTTATCGTGAGTTAGTTTTTGCATTATACGACAAAGTTTTTCATGTGATTCTATTTTTTGTAATGCGTTTAATTTAGGCATTACTTTTTCTTTCTAGGCTTATACTTTTTAACTTCTTGTGAAATAAAGATGTTTTTATATAAGCTTACTTTTTTACCGAATTTTTTATCTGCTTTTCTTTTAGCCGATTTATATGCTTTAGATTTCTTATTAAAAGATTTAGGCTTACCTAATCGTTTAGGTCTAGCTTTTGCATATATAGGCTTTTTCTTCATTACTTCTTTTTTTTCTTTTTATCTTTTTTATTTTTCTTCTTTGCTGGTCTTCCTCTTTTACTTCCGTATGTTCCTTTTCCCATTGGCATAGTATTCTCCTATTAGTTTGTTAATTTTCCACCTGACCATTTTGCTTCAGGTAATCCATTTTTATACGATTTCCCATCAAATGTCAGCACTTGTTTTCTGTTAGAGCCATCTTTATAAGATACATGAATCCACCCACTACTCGCCTCGCCTGTCCAATACTCCAAGATGAGTTGATCAAAGTCGCAGTGGTTTTCAATCCATAAAGCTACTTCTAAATTAGAAACTCCAGCTATCTCAAAATCTGTTGCATTCCCTGTAGTGTGCTGTGATGTCTTTTTGCTACCTATTGCTTCACATAATTCTTCTGAACGATAGCCAGATGTAATTGTAACAGGCTTATCAAACTTTACTCTTACAGGCTCTAGTATTTCATAACAAAGATCGCCTAAGTTTTTAATCTCTCCACTACCAGCTTTATTTTTAATACCTTTACGTGTAGCTGTTTGTGATTTCTCAAATTCTTCTAATGTAAAATGTTTTGAAAGTTGCATTTAAACCTTTTATGGTTTGGTTGGAAAATTTATAAATTTACCATAAGTTTCACTAGTGTTATCTTCATCTACTTTTAATTTAGTGTTAACTTTTTTTAGTGTGTTTAGTCCAGATGTAATATCTCTTAATTCTTGTCTGTAAGTTTTCATATTATCTGAAAGTGTTTTATCTGATAATGCTAAATGATCTGTTTCAGCAAGTAATTTATTTCTTTTTTCTCTTAATCTTGCAATGGCTCTATCAAATGCTTTATCACTCCATGCTTTTTCTTCTGCATCTCTTATAGCTTCTTCCTCTGCTGTAAAATTATGTCTAATTCCATCTATTAATTTTGTTCTAGGCATTATGCGTTTACTCCATACATTGTAATTCGGCCATCAAATGCTCCAGATGATGATTTAAACCTAAATCTAGTTAATGGATAAGTAGTATTAATAAATCCTCCAACTGACATACTAAAAGCTAAATCATTTTGATGATGACCGTCCATTCTACTCATAAAATTTTTTGTATAAGTTGATGATGATGGATTTTGAACTCTTAAATATCCAAAAGCACTTTCATCTGAACCATTGCCACTATCTGGAAATAAATCTTGAAATGATGTTCCTTGCGATTGATCTCTTGCAGTAGAATATGTAAATGAGCCTCCTCCTCCGCCTTGTGGATTTTCTGCGTGATAAACAATAGTTGTCATTCCTATATTATAAGCTGTTCCAGTTCCTATATCTGTTTGAAATTGGAACTCTGCGCCATCAGTTGCTAAATTTATTTCAGTAAATTCAAAATGATATTGTTGATATGTGTTATCAATTCCAGAAGTAAAATCTATAGAACTATCTCCACTTGCTGTTTGCGTTGAAATTGCTACTAAAGTTCCTGCTGTAATCCCTGTTAAGTTTGCACCACTAACTGCTGGAAGTGTTCCTGTAAGTCCTTGTGTTGCGTTTAATTTTATTAATGCCATAATTAACCTTTTGGATTATCTGTTTTAATTTGTTGTATTCTTGCTTTCCAACTATCAATACCATCATCATAAATTTCTTCAAGTTGTGATTCCCAAGTTCCATATAAATTTTTTCTTGTTGCTATAACTGTGCTGTTTGCTTCTTCTGTATTACCAGCAGTTTCGTATGATGCTAATTGTTCTGAAGTAGGTTGTGCAATATCTAAATTCCATTCTTTAATGTATGCACCATTGCCATCTGCATTGTCATATAATCTAACATCTTTTGTAAAATCTATTTTGCTAACTCCTAAAGAGTTTGCATAAAGTTTTATTTTTGTATTAAGTTCTGCCATAATTTATCCTATAATAATTTAAATCCTTGAAAAACTGTTCTCTCGTCAGAACTTAAAGTTCTAGTTGCGCCACTATCGTGGTAAATCATAATTTTGATTGCATCTCCAACAGCTAAATCAACAACTGCCCAAACACCAGTAGTATGATACTTGTTAACATTAATAGCACTTTCTCCAACACCAATATCAACAGTAGAGCCACCACTAGGTGTTTTTTGCATTTGCAACATAAATCTATCACTATCCCAAGCTTGCCTACCAGCTTGTGCAAATAAAAAATACTTTCCAGCTTTTCCAGATGGAACTGTAAAAGTGTTTGATGCAAAAGCATTATCTGTATCAAAATTTTCTGTACCAAAAACAATTTCAGTAGAAGTACCATTTGCAATAGATTGACCAGTACTTGTCTTTACATTAAAAGCTGGAGTGTTAGTTCCACCAGCAGTTGCCCAAGATAAAACACCCGACCCATCTGTTTTTAAAAATTCATCTGCACTTCCATCTGTTGTTGGAAAAGTTAAAGTGTATGAAGCACTTGCACTATGAGGTGGAGATCGTAATTTTATTCCATGACTATTTTGTTCACAGTTAAGCTGTAAAGTTCCAGCAGTTGTGTTATCGCCTTTAATTTGTAATCCAGCATTTGATGATGTTGAAACAAAATTTGTTTTAGCATTTGTAACAGTAGAATCAGATGGAGTTCCAATATCAAGTACATTTCCATATACCATAATGAAGTCAATGCTATCTGATGAAGATAAAGTTCCTGAAGCTGGTATAAAAGTTATTGTTGAGCCTGATACAGAAAAAGATGAAAGAGGTGCTTGGATTACACCATTCAAAGATACTAGCATATGATTCGCCGATTCTGGTACAAATGCAACAGAATCTACAGTTAGGTTATAAGTATTTGTTGAAGATGTACTTATAGCATCTAGCTTAACAAAATTTCCTACTGCTGGGGATTTTCCTATATATGCCATTTATTTTAATCCTTTGGGTATTTATCTTTTGTTATTTTAATTGTACTTTTCCAAGCATCTATTCCATTGTGATAGATGTCATCTAATTGATCTACAATAGATGGATATTCTTTTGCTCTATCTCTTTGATATTGTTTAGAATCATAATCAGCTTGTACTTCCACTACTTTAGCTTCTATGTCAGCTTTAGATATTGGTGTTGTTCCATTATGCCATTGAATAGTATTTATATCATTATTGCTAACACTAACTACTGCGTTTGGATTTATTTTTAAAATTGCTTTAGTAATATCACTCATATTATGCTCCTACTTCCATTAAAGTGATTGTAGATACACTATGAGCTGTATAACTAGCATTAGTATCTGTATGAGGATAATTTACTGTCCATGCTACTGCGGCTGGTTGATACCTTGCTGAACCTTGAACTGTATATGTCAAAGCACTTGTGCTTGATGGAGAATCTAAATAACTCATATAAGTTGATTGCATTTCTGCATCATCTGAACTATGTCCAGAAGAATAAGCTGTACTTGCAACTCTATTTCCTGTGACTGTACCTAAAGCACCAGCTATATCTGAACCACCTCTTTGTATTTTTAAAACTACTCCATAAGTTTCTGCTCCTGTTGTTATCATAGCTTGAAATAAAATTTTGCTTGTTGTTGCACTTGGTGTAATTGCTAAAGTTGCACCTGTTATATTTGCAAAAGTTCCACTTCCTGCTGTACTTGTAAAAGCATCTTTAAATGTCACAGATTTTACTTGTAAAATTTTACCACCACCACCAGCTTCTGCCCAAGTCATTCCCCCTGTATTACCTGATTGTGCAGATAAAAAATATCCATTAGTAGGAGAATTTGAAACTTGCATTTTAGCTTCATTAACTGCTTGATCAACTAAATCTGCTTGTGAAATTGTTGAATCAGGAATATCCGAACTTGTTAGTGGAACTGCTGTAGGTGTTTTTCCTATGTAAGACAATTAAAACTCCTATGTGATTTCTAATATTGATAATGTTGCATCTATTTTTGCTGTAACTGAACAATCTATTTTAATAATATCAGTTGCTTGAACAACAACTTTACCACCTGTTAAAAGTTCTAATGATGACCCAGCTGGAATAGATACATCTTTAATTAATAAAACTGTTTCGTTTGTTTCTGTATCTGAAGTATCTGAAACTAATTGAACATCTGCTGTAACAGTTGTTGTGTGAATATTACAAAGTGTTAAGCCAATAATTACGCAAGTTGTGGAATTTGGAACTGTGTATAGGGTCAGAGGTGTGCCTGTAGAAGCTGGCATTGCCCCATTTGTTTTTACTTTGAAAGTGTTAGCCATGTGTTCTCCTTATCCTAAAGCTATTGCAAGTGGTAAAGCATTAGGGTCAGTTTCTGTTATAGTTCCTGTTACTGATGCAGTACTCGTTATTGCGTTTGATGTTGTGTTAATACTAAATAATTCTATGTTGTCAGAGCCATCATTAATTTTAATTTTTAAAAATCCTGATGTTCCTGAATCTACCCAAATACTTCCAGCAACAAGTGAACTAGGTGCTGAACTTCCTACATGAGATGAATTAACTGCACCCAGAATATTGTTTAATTCTGTTCTAAAGGAAGCAAATCCCTGATTGGCTAATACTACATCACTTACTTGGCTCATATATAATCCTTATAGTTTAATTCGTTTAACTTTTCAAGCCATATCCGAAAACTTGATAATCAAATGTCTTGCTGATTCCTGTATTACTACTATTATAAAACCTAATTGTAAAGCCTGTTTTAGACTTACTTGTAATTTGATAATAATCTCCTGTCGCTAAACCTTGTGCTGATATTCCTATACTTGGTGTTGCATAAAAAGAATTTGTAAATGTAATAGCTTGACCTGAAGCTGATGCAACTACATCTTCTCCTGATTCAGTTCTTCTTTCAAAATTAACTTTATATTGTAATAAATGAACCTTTGCTCTAGCTTTATTATTATCACTTACAATTTTAGTTCTAAATTTAAAGTATCTACCTTTAATTGTACTTTGTTGTGCTATTTTTTGAAAATTAGTAATATTATTTAAACTTGTATTATCAAAACCTACTTGTATTTCTGCACCAGCTTGTACTTCTGCACTTCCATCAAATGGGGCTTTTGCATCTTCAAATAAACTAGCACCTCTACCAGAATCAAATAAGTCGTATTCATCTTCTGTTGTCATTCCTATTACAACTCCTAAATTAACATCATAAACTGCATCTAAAGAAATAGTATTAGCAAATGTATAAAAACCTGATGATTGTATATTAGAATTAAAATTAGTAGGATTAGATGTAGAATCAGTTCCACCTAAATCAAATACTCCCTCTGGAGAATCAAGATTACCTACTGTGCTATCAAATTGTGTAATAGTATCTAGTATTAAAACATTTCTGTTTTCTGAATCTAATGATATTGCTACATTACTATCTCTTGTTCCTAAAAAATCTGCCATTATTCACTCACTGTTAATATGTTTTGAAAGTTTTGTAATCCTGAAATATTAGTTGTTACAATAGAAGCTTCTGCACTTGCATTTCCTAATTTATCTACTGCTTTAATTAAAAAGCTTCCTGTTTGTGCATTAACTACTAAAGAGTTTGATTTTCTTCTAACAACTTTAGCAAGAGGTGTACTTCCATTCCAAGTAGCACCACTTTGAACATCTTGGTATCTTACCTCATACCATGATATATCTAAATCAATTACAGGTGTCCAAGATAATTCCATTTGATTTGAGCCTACCATAGATACAGAAAGATCATCTACATCTTGAGGAATTTCTGTTGCACCTACAATTTTTCTATTAGCAGTAATATAAGTAGAAGATACACCGAAACTATTAATTGCTTTTACTCTTACATTATATGTAGCATCATCAACTGCATTAAGTAATTCATGTCTTAACTGTGTACCATTAGAAATAATTTTAAAATTTGTTTCTGTGCTTTGTTTAGCTTCAACTTGATAGTATTGGACAAATTTATCTGTACTAGCACCTATTTGAATATTTAATCTAGTTAATACAACACCATCAGCATATTCAATCATTTCATCTGTTAATGTTAAAGAAGCTGGTGCTTGTATGCTAAAAGGATTAGGGAGATTAGTAGATGGAGTAGAAGCAACTTGTCCTTTAGTAGCCCATGTATAATGACTAGCCTGATATTCAACTAAAGATAAACTAATAGTATAATCTTCATTAAAAGACATAGATAAAACTCTAAATGCTTTACTAGAAAATCCAAGACTAGAAATAGAAATATTTACTATATCTCCTATATGTAATTCGTATGCTTTAAATCCACAATTTACATTTAGACCTAATGATTCTCTGCTTCTTCTTAATATTATTTCTGCCATTTCTTCTGCTTGATATGGAGAAGTAATAGTTTTAAAATCAAATCTTCCTTCTAATAAAAAACCACCATCAGCACTTTTCATAGTTGCATGTTTATCAGCAGTAGAATATCCACTATCATCAATAGCTGGATACTGCACTTCATCAACCTGATAGTTTCTTTCAGGATTAACAAAATTTACTAATACTCTATTATATTTAGAATTTTTTGATGGAGAAGCTAAAGCATAGCCACTAATAATATCATCTTCTGTTAAAGATACAGAAGCACTTCCTGTTGTTTCTATATTTAAAAAATACTTTCCTTGAACATAAGGTAAATAACCTCTCATACCTTTTATAATATCTCTTACATTGTCTATAACTTTTTTAGATGTGTCTATTACTGCATTTATATCAAAAATATTAATATTACTAGCACCAGAATAAGGTGTTACTTGTGTTTGTGCTATAACAGAAGAATCATAAAAGCTTTGTAAATTTAAACTAGAAACTTCTAATCCTTTTCCATATCTTTCATTAGTTAAGTAATCTAATAAACACCAAGCTGGATTTGTAGAATAAGCTGGAGATTGTGCTTGCAAACTTGAATTATAAGCAACCACTTTCTTCCCTTTAATTTTAGCTTGCACTTGTGGTATTCCACCATAAACATCTTGATTCCATTTAAACCTTAAAGCTAAATAACAAACTCCTGATAATTTATGATTACTTCCCCATGAAGATAAAGTTGATAATAAACTAGAAGCTGATTGTCCATCAGTTCCAAAATGTGGTTCTATAAGTATTGTACTTTCTGCTGAACCATTTTCTTCATTAGGGTCAGCTTTAAAAAAATTAGAATCAGAACTTGCTACATTTCTTTGAGTATTATCAGATAAAGCACCATCAAATGTAACAACTTTATCATCTACTCTTATTTCTTCTATAGAGTTAATTTCACCCTCTGCTAAAACTAAAGCTATATATAAATATGTATTATCTGTTCCTGATGTTTCTATGAATACTCTTGTTCCACCTACTAATCTTTCTCCATAAACTACAGGAATATTTGCGTCATTAGATTGTTTGTTAACTAATATACCTTTTTCTGTTGCATCAAAATCATTAGTTCCATAGTCAGGAATATCAGGTTTTCTAGATTTAGAAAAAAGCCAACCTACTGCAAAAACACCTAAAGCAACCCAAGGGTTAAGATTTTTAACAAAATTAAAAACCCTTACTACTTTTACAACACTCTTTACAGCTTTTGTAACACTTCTAACAAACCCACCCATTATATATCCTTAACTATCATTCTTTTAATTTTATTATCTTCTACTCTTAACCATGTAAAATTATCTTTTATACCTTTAAATTTATTAGCCATATTTATACACCATTTAAAAATTTTTCTTACATTTTTAAGAGCAATAAATTCTACAAATACTAAATGACTACCAGAGTTCCATTCTTTATAATTTATAATTCCTGTTTTTTTAAAATAATTAAAAGCATAATCTGAAAGATATGCCCAATTAGTAAAGCCAACTAATTTATTATTATAATAATGTTTTTTGTATTGGTTTAAATCTATGCTAGGTTTAATATGATATTGTAAATCAAGATTATGAAATTTATCATATTGTGAATAGTTTCTGTAAAGTGATATAATTTCGTCCATTATTTTCTACCCCATTTAATATCAAGAACAGTTTGACTTGAAAAATTCATACCTACATCTGTACTAAAAAATCTTTGTTGTGAATTATTATTAGTCTTTCTACCTGATTTCTTTTCAAAATCTGCCCAATGAGAAACAACAGTCAATTGTAAAGCAGATTCAGTTTCACTTTCACTTACTGCAAAAGTATCAATAGTTCCCTCATATAATAAAATAGGGTCAGCAATAACAGTATTTGTAGAACTTAATAGACCTCTAAAAATAGTCACTTTATCATTAACTATATTTTCATTTAAAGCAGTAGATATAAAGGTTAAATCTGCACCAGATAGAGTTATATTTAAACTAGATTTTGTTATATCTGTTTCCTCTGTAAAAGAGGGTATAGAAACAAGAAAAGGAGAAGCAGTATAAGTTGTACTAGAACCTGATATAGAAGAAGTTAAATCAAAGCTATTATCAGTTAAATTTACAGGGGTTGAGAAATTAATAGTTAATAAATGAATAGGTGTTATTTCATTTGTTATTAATTCGTTTTTCAGGGCTGTTGTTAATACTCTCGTCATATTTCTCGTAAGTTGTTCTAATTAACTTTTCGCTTCGTTCTACCATAATAAAACTAAAACTTCCATCTGGAATAGTATTTTGTTTTAAATTGTTTTTTTCTGTATCTATTTCTGATTCATCTACTACTTTTTCAGCAATAAAATCAGCAGTTACATAATGCCTTACTAAATATTTTGTCATGTATTATAGAGCTTCTTCTACATCTAACTCAAATTGATATAATAAGGCTCCATCATTTGCAGTTCCTATTGCACCGAATTCTTGAACACTATTTGTTAAATGAACAGTAAAAGGAATATTATCATAAGTTACAACTGAATCGTTTGCTAGTGTACTTATTAAAGGGGGTTCAATAGTTAATGTTGAAGCATTACCAGAAGCTTGAACATCTTCAACGATCATATAGACTTTTGTATGTGAAGCAAATTTAATAAAATCTCCAGCTTTAAAGGCATTAGGATTATTATTTGCATGTCCATCTACTGCTATAGTTGTATCTCCTACTGCATGAGCACCATTAACTAAAACAGTACCAGATTCATTACCTCTAGCATCTTCAAGTTCTGGTGGTATTACAGTGAAGTTTTCTTTACCTGATCTTTGTTTAACAATAAAAGCCATAAGCTGACCATATACATCTGATCTAGTTCCTGTAATAATTCTCATAGTAAATCCCCATCTTTGACTATTAATAGTTCTTGCTAATTTTTTACCACTTATAGATTTAGAAATAATAGTATTTTGTATAGACCTTATTCCTAAAGTTTCAAATTTAGCTGAAGAGATTGGAAAAGCACCTGACATTAAATTAATTCTCCTCTACCTTTTTCTGCTAAAGCATTATTAATTATTGCAGTTATTGTTCCTCTATTTTCTTGTAATGCATCATCAAACCCTCTTGAATCTATTGTATTAATATTAAAATTAACATTAACACTTTGTCCACCTAAACCTCTAGCATTTTGTGTAATCTGTCCTGTTGAGTTAGGTACAAACATTTCTGGCCCATTCTCTCCTACTACAATAGGTTGTCCTTTAGATACTGCACCACCTTGAGCAAAACCACCCATACCACCTGTAAAAAAACTTAACACAGCTTGTCTTTTCATTTCTGTTGTATTTTTTCTCATTAAGTTATTTTGTTTTGCTAACTCATCTGTTTTTTGTTTATTTAATGCTATATCTATTACCATTCTTGCAGTCATTTCTATAAGATGTGCCAATATATTAATCATTATTTGTTGTGCCATCATTTTAAAAGTTTCCATTAAATCTTTTCCAAGTACAACTGATTCTGCTAAAGATTTAGACATTTTAGTAATACCAGCATTTATACTTCTAGCAATAATTCCACCTATATCATTAAATTTTTTCTTCATATTTTCTAAAGCATTAGCATTAACATCAACAAATGATTGTTTAAGAACTTTAACTTGAAATAATACTTTATCCATAAAAGTAGATTCAGGAATAGCTTTTTTAATATCTACTCCCTCATGTATTTTAGAACCAGGTACATCAGGAAATTTTTTTTCACTTTCTAACAAACCTATTTCTCTTAATTTTTTAACTATCTTATCTAATTGTGAAAGTAGAAGTGCAGCACCACCTATAATAAGATTTCTTCGAGTTGCTAAATTAAATTTTCTCATAGCCATTGTAGCAATACCTATTGCAGTTGCTAAATTATAAAAGAAAGTGACTAACTTAAATGCTATTAATATTTTTAAAGAAGCTACTATTAAATTTAGATTTTCTTTTAAAAATTTTAATACTTCTACTGTTCCTCTTACTGCAGTTGCTAAACCTTGTCCTATAGTTCTAGCAAACTCATTAAAAGTTTCTTCATTTGTTTTTATAAAGTTATCTAATGCTTGAAATTGTATTTTAAGTTCTTCAAAAAAACCAGCATCTAATATAGATCGTTTAAGATTAAAGAATGAATCTCCAATCATAGACATAGTACCCTCAAAAGTTTTTGCTAACTCGTCTGTAGCCTTTCCATATTTACCACCTTTACCAAATATCTTTTGAAAAGCATCTGCAGTTTCTTCTACTGTAACTGTAGCACCAGCTTTAAAACCTAACATAGCTTTAACACCACGATCTCTAAATAGGTCTGCCGCACTTATACCAGCACTCATTGATCTTTGAATTTGTTCAGCAGTAGTTCTAAAATCTAATCCTGTTACAGCGGCAACATTCCCTGTAATCTCCATAAGGTTTGCAAGTTCTTTAGCATCTTTAGAAACAACTGATAATACTCCTGAACCAGCTTGTATTTCTTCTAGAGAAAAAGGAACCTTAGAAGCAAATTTTGCCATCTCATCAAAAGCTTTAGAACCCTCTTTAGCAGTTCCAAATAAGAATTTTAATCTAACTTGTAATCCCTCTATTTGTTTTCCTGTATTAACTAATGATCTAATTGCTAATCCTGTACCTAAACCTATAAAAGCATTTTGTAAGTTAAAGACTGCACTCTTAACTTTAGATAAATTACCTTGAACACTATTTAAAGCTTGTTTTGATTTATCTCTTGCTACTACATCTATATTAAGTCTTTGATTTGCCATTATTTATAATTCCTTGCTTCTGCTAATGCTTGCTTTGTTTTATACCCATCTTGTTCTTTTTTCAAGTAAGCTAACCATAAATTATAATGACTAACAGGCATGTCTAAAACTTCTTGAATTGTAATGTGTAATCTATCTGCTACTACTAAAAGCGACCTTATTTCAGTGTCGCTATCTACTTTTTTTCTGCATCATCATAGTTAGTATCTAAAAGGATTTGATTTGCTATTGTAGATATAACATTTGAATCAGCTTTCTTTCTTAATGCAAACTTATCTTCTGGGCTAAATGCTTTAATCATTTCTCCCTTATCATCTTTAACTTGTAATTTCATTATAAGTAAATCAACAAGAATAGTTAAATCTTGAAAGTTATTAGACTTTTTAAAGATAATGTTTTTTTCTTCAAGGGTTAATGGCTCTGAATAGAATACACTAGCATTTCCATGCTCATCTTTCCACTCCTCTACTTCAATAGTGATAGTTTTAAGAGTTTCAAAATGAGATTTAACTCGATCTATTACTGACATAAATTAGGATTATACAGTTGCTCTAGTTAATGCTCCTGTACCTTGAAAAGTAACAGTTCTTGAAACGATTGCGTCCATTGAGTTATTAACTGACATTCCTGTAATAATACCTGAACCAGAAAATTTTTCATCTCCTGATGCATTACCCTCTGGTAATAAAATAAAAGCTATAGAAGTTCCAGCAGTTAATGTTTGTTGTGGAGAATCAGTTTCATCATAATTCATTTCTAAAGTTCCTGAAAATGATGTTCTACCACTTACAAATGATTTTGTTGAATCTGTTAAAGCTGTATCTTCTACAACATCTGCAGTTGTTTCAAGTGTAAATGATGTTAGTTCCCCAACAGCAGTTCCACCAGCAGTGACTACGCCTTCTTTTCCGTGATGTGTTGCCATTTTGTTTCCTTGTTAGATTTAGTTGGTTTATTTTCTTTTTCTTGCTTATAGCCTAATGCTACAAAATTTTCAAGTTGAGTTTCATTAATAATAACTTCATTCCCATCTTTATATAATTTAATATCTTTAGCCATAAGTCCTTTTACTATTTATCTTCTTCCTCGTCAAGTTCATTGAACTCATCTAATTCAGGAAAATCTTCAATATCTTCATCAGTTTCATCTTCTTTAAAATTGTCTATTTTTCTTCTTGCGTCCATACATAATAAAGAAATTTCATCTACAAGCTTTTCGATATTATCTATCTTCTGTTCTACTTGATCTATTACTTTATCTGCTTTAGCCATTATGGTGTTCCTGATTGATATTCATACATACATCTAATAGTCATTCTAATTCCACCGATAGGAAATAAGCTTCCCTCATCAGTTTCTACTTGTACTACCTCTGTATCTAATGCATTACTGTTTCTTGTAATATCTGTTTCTATTGCAGTTTCAATAGCTGTTATAAGTTCGTTTCTTTTAGTATCTATATTAGAATCAGAACCTTTAACAAAACCTAGTATTAAAAAATCAATAGTTCCATGTCTAGTTTTAGCACCACTTCCTAGTTCAGAATCATCTCTATTTTCTTCTGATGTTTGAACTATTACTGCTGGATATTGTTTATCTGATAATTCATCTAATAAAAAAGGTTGTCTAGTTGCTTTTATAATATCTGGGCTAGATATATTGGATATAACTGTTAATAAATTAGATGCTATATTTTCTCTTACACTCATATTTTAAACTTTCTTAATTCTTTTTCTACAAATCTATTGAACTGTTTACTTATAATCTTTTCTGTTCTCAAATTAAAGCCAAAAAATTCTCTTTTAGGGTTATTCAAAACTTGATTAAATAATGCTCTTTGTAGCATTTGAGAGTTTGTAAAATTTATTGAAACTTTATGCTTTCCTGTTTTCTTTACAGAACCAGAGGGTGTTAATGCTCCTAACATACGACCAGAATAAAATAAATCTACTCTAGTTGATTTACCCTCTTTGTTTAATTTTTTTAAGTAGCCTTGAGAATAAGGAGCAAAAGGTCTATCATTAAAGTCTATACCTTTTTGAGTTTTAGTTCTTATAATATCTACTAATTGAAAACCAGCTTGCTTAACACCTTTATCAATTATTCTAGGTAATATAGATTGAAATTTTTTAAACTTTCTTGCTACTTGTTTATTATTAGATTTTATCTTAACATCTACTGCCATTACCTAGTCAATCTTCTAAAGCCATGTAATGGTTCTCTTTCATTAGATACAATACTTCCATCAGCATCTACATCATATTCAACACCATCTTCTAATATCATTCTCCACTCAATATTATATTGGCTCATGTAATATTCTTGCATTCTTTCAAATCTATCTTTTTCTGTTTCTGGTCTAAATTTAGTTAAAGCTGGTAAATAAAATCTTCCTAAAAATAAATAAACTCCTGCTCTTTCAAATTGATCTAGATTAACTTTTGTATTAACCATTTCTGCAGTATTAAGAACAGTTATATCAGTAAAAATATTAGTTTTATATACAGGCCACCATTCTACTCTTAATGCTCTAAAAATATCATTAGTAGTTTGTGCTAAAAAATTAGTTGTTTCAGTAGCAGTTGTAGATATGCCAAAATCAAATGCATCTGGTTGATACTTTTGAATATCAGATGTTGTTATAACATTAGCCCCTGTATAATTAGCCATGCTAGAATACCCAAGATAATATAATTATAACTGCAATAGCAACACCAATACTAATTTTAGGATTTTGTTTTGCTAATTTTATATATTTTTTTATATTTTTCATTTCTTTACTACCTTTTTCTTTTTCTTTTTTGTTTTTAATTGTACTACTTTTGTTTCATTTTCGTAAGTTTTATCTTCAGGTTCATCTTTAGGATAATTAATTTTGTGATCTTGTTTAGGTTTATCATTAATAGGTTTCCACCCTCTTAATTCCCATGTTTTTTGATTTTTTGTATAATCTTCTTCTTTTCTTTCTATAATTTTTTTGCCATTAGATAATTTCATAATATTTTTCCTCTTTTTCATAAAGTGGGGGATTTAACCCCCACCTTAAAAGTATTATTATAGTATTGAAGAATCTGCAAGTACTTCTACACCATAAGAGTCATGTAATTCACCAACACCATAAACTGCTGTTGCTACAATTTCATCTGCTCTTAAAGAAGCATCACGTTGAGTTTCAATCTTAATGTCTTGCATCATTGCTAGACCTAAAGCATCTTTATGGAACATTCCACCTTTGAAATCTCCACCTGTACCTGTATTT